GCCCAGCCCCCGGGGCTCACAGCGGGCTCAGGGCCGCGTCAAACGCAGTTCTGGAACAGGGCGCCCAGCGCACCAGCCGCCACCACTTCAATCACCTTCTCGCCCACACGCACACGCTCAGAGCCGCTCAGGCCCATCTTGGGCTCGGGCAAAGTGCCCGCCACCTTGTTGCCAAACTGGCCGGTAAAGCCGAAGGTGGGCTGCAGGGCCTGCGCGGCCATCGGGTCGTTGTAGAGCAGGGCAGTCGAGTTGCCCCACACACGCTGGTAGTTCGGCGCTTGGCCCTTGCGTGCCGTGTTCACCCAGCCGGCGCCCACAATCACTTCTTCCACTTCCAGCTTGTCGGCCAGGGCCTTCTTGTCGACCACGCCATAGGTCTGCGCGGTGCCATACACGGCCTGCACAAACTTGGGGTTCTGGCGAATGGTCGTCCACACCTGCTGGCCAAACACCACCTGGCGGGGGCGCTGCAGCGGCTTGTCCAGCGCCGTCATGATGTCCAGCAGCGGGTTGCTGTTCACGAAGTCACTCCACTTGCTCGTGCCGCTCAACGTGGTCACATTGGCGGCCGGGTAGGTCGCCGAGTTGAACACCAGGTTGGCCACACGCACTTCGCGGTCCAGCTGGATCAAACCTTCCAGGAACATGGTCGAGATCGCCAGCGGGTTCATCGGGCCACCCGAGGCCGGCTTGAGCATCTTTTCCCACGCTTGAATGTCGTCAATGGGCACGATGTCATCCAGGCCCCAGTCCAAGGTCTCGCCCTGCACCAGCGTGCCGAAGAACTCCACCTCATTGGGCTGCGACTTGCGGCCCACCTTGGTGTCCGGCAGCGTGTAGCCCTGCTCAGCGCTGTACACCGTGTACTTGAACTGCTTGGCCACCGGCACGCGGGGCAGCACCTTGTCGGCAATCAGGGCCACCGCAGGGTTGCGGTAGGCCATGGCAATGGAGGTCAACTCCGGGTTGATGGGGAAGGCGTTCGCGCTCATAAGCAGCTCCGGTTATCCGTTGAAAAATGCGTTCGTTGATGGCGCCCAGGGCATGGGCAATCCGGCAGCGGCTTAGCCCTGCATCGCGCCCTGGCTGATCAGCACCTCGACCTGGTCACCCGCAGCCGTGGAGTCTTGAAAGGCCATGCCAATCAGCCGGTTGTTCACACCCGCAGCCGGGGCCGCAGCCACCACGCGGCCGCTGGCATCAGAGGTCAGCGGCACACCAAAGGTGAACGCCGCGCCCGCGCGGCAGCGGTCAATGCCCGACAAGGTGATGTCCACGCGGTCATTGGCCGCGCAGTCCACCGGGTTCGAATAGATGCCGATCACGTTGTCGGTGGGGCCGGCTGCGGTCACCACGTGCTTGGCATCGCTGCCCAGCTTCACCAGGCTGAAGGCCACGATGGCCGCGTCGGCAACAAAGCTGCGAAGAAGGTCTTGACTGGCCATGAAAGGCTCCTGAAAAGGGCTATGAAGCCGGTTTGAAGGTGGGTTGAATGCGGGGGGGCTGAATGCGGCGTTGAGGCAGGCGTCAGGCCGTGGTCTTCTTGCTGAACATCGCCACCGCCTCGGGCAGCGACACCGTGATGCCCGCCTTCGCCTGCTCAGCCATGTAGTTCTGCGCCTTGGCAGCCACAACAACTGGGTCATCGCTGGTCTGGTCGTCAACGACCTCATCCATGCGGCCGTCTTTGCCCAGGCGCACCAGCGGCTTGCGCGTGGCCATGAAGTGGGCAAACCAGTCCTTGGGCGCCTTCTTCACTTCGGTGGCACCCTGGCCCTCACCGGCCGAGAAGGTCAGCTCCACGGCCGCGTCTTCCAGCACGCCCATGAACTCACGCAGGCCAGGCTCTTCGGCTGGCGTCACAAGGCCAGCAGCCTTCCAGGCGTTGATCTGCGTGCCGATGCGCTCGTCCTTGCGCTGCTGGCGCAGCTCGCCCAGCTCAGCGCCTTGCGCGGCAAACTTTGCGGCAGCAGCCGCCTCGGCCTCAGCCTTGGCATCTGCCTTGATCTTGTCCAGCTCTTCTTGGGTTGCCATCTGGCCTCCGTTGGGGGTTGGGGCCTGGTAGGCCGGTTGGTCATCTGTGTCAGCGTCCATGGCCGCTGTGGCGCGCTCCGCGCTTGATGTCAGGCTGTCGATCTGCCAACCAGGCACAACCCGGTCAGCCACCTCCACGCCGCTTTGCTCAATCAGGTATTCCCGAAAGCCTCGGAACAAGCTGGCCACGCCCTGCGTCGCCCAGATCAGCGAGCGCACCGCGTCGTCATCACCCATGAACTCGATCACGTCCGCATCGGCGTCTGCAAACTCCACCGGCTTGAGGCCATCCAGCGCAGGCGCCACAGCGCCCAGCCAACCCACGTGGCGAATGCGCCAGCCGTGCAGCTTGTCCTGCATCACGCTCAACGAGCGGTTCGTGTAAGCCTTCAGCTCAACCGCGCGCTCAAAGTCGGGGTTGATATCGCGGAACTTCACAAACAGCGAATCACCCTCGCGCTTGACCGACTCGGTCCAGGCATACGCGGGGTCGTTGTGTTTGGGGTGGCCCAGCACCGCAGGTGCGGCGGCAACGGCCTGGTTGGCCGCCATCTGATCAAGGTCAGCCTGGCTGAACGTACGCTCAACGCCCTTGCTGTCAACATGAGTGCCAGCACGGAACACCTCGATCCAATCAGCCAGACCTTTGAAGTCGGCAATGGTCGAGGCAATGGCGGTTTTGGGGTGGTGTGTCGCAGCGGTCGTCATGCCGCTACTTTGCCCAGACGTCATCCCGACGTCTTGGTGAAACAGTTCACAAGCCCAAGGCTGGGCGGGGCGCCGCAAAGGGCTGTGAACAGGGCAAATCAGGCCGAGCCATTTAAAGGCCCTGTGGCGCGCTGAAGGCCGTCAAGCCCCGCTGGTATAGGCGCGGGGTCGATCGGCGTTTTTATAGCTGGTTTATAGCGATCTGGGGGCTATCGGTTTGTGTGACGGAGTTCACAAACCGAACGGGTTGTGCGCAGTCGGCAGCTTCGCTTCGGTGGCGGGCTCGTCCTCAATCACCTCCACAACCCCACCAGGTGGGAACAAGTCCCACAGCCCCAGCTGGTCATCACGCGGCTCATGCGCCTGCTTGATGTTGATCACCTGGCGCACCGTGTAGTTCACCTTCAGCGCCACCTCGCGCAACAGGTAGCCCTTGCCCAGCAACTCCATCACGCGCTGGTGGCGTACCTGGCGCAACACCGAGTCGTACTTGGGCAGCTGCAGCGTCTCGCTGCCACACGCCTCAATCAGCGCCATGAACGCCTGCGTGCCCAAGACCTCATGCAAGTCATGCTCAGCCACAAAGCGCTTGGGCACGATCACATACGAGCCGCCGCGCTGCTCCACCAGCTTGTAGGCCGCCGCCTCGCCCAGCACACGCATCAGCTTGCGCAGCTGGGGCGGCAAGTTCAATGGGTTGATGGCGGTCAGGTCTGGCTTGGCGGCGCGCATGGCTCAGGCTTTCACGTCGCGCGGGTCGGCCTGCTCATCCTGGCCGGCCGCGCCCACACGGGCACACCAGCGCTTCATGGCCTCAATCAACCGCGTCATCTGGTGCCCATTCGCAAAGCGCAGCGCCCCCGGGTAGCTGCCCTGCAGCATGTGCTTGGCCCAGGCCTCAATGGCCTGGTCAACCTCGACCAGGTCGGCGCGCTGCTCAACCGCGCCCACCTCAGCCAGGCTGTGCCACATGGCCCGCAACTTGGCCATCTGGCTCTCAGCACGCCCAAGGGTGGGCCGACCGGCCTTGGCCTTCACCACAAAGCCACAGGCCTTGTAGTGCTCAATCACGGCCTTGCGCTCTTGCCAGGTCAGCTGTGTGCTGCTGGTCTTGCCGCTGCACTTGGCGGCCAGCATGGCCCGGTAGGTGTCATCGTCCTGGCCCAAGAAGGCGCGCCCCATCTGGATCAGGGCAATCTCTTTGCGCTTGAGCTGCTCGGCATTGCTTGATGTGGTCATGTCAGTCCTTTGCTGGTTAGCTCAAAGCCGGCCGTCGCCCTCGACGCCGATCGACACAGGCGGGTGGGTTGCGCCCAGGCACGACAGGAACACGGGCGCGCCCTGGTTGAGCAATGCCAGCTGCTCGGGCGTGGGCTGCCAATAGCTGATCACGCCCGGGATCGACTGATCCCCCAAGCCGCGCTGGTCATAAAACACGCGGGTCACATACAGCGGCTTGCACTGGTCGCGCGACATACCCGGTGGCGCACCAAGCACGTCATTGCTGGTCTTGTGCTGAATGGGGTTCATTGCGTACTCCCTGCAGCGGCCTGGCGCAGCTGCTCGCATGCAGCCGAGGCTTTGTCTGCCGAGTCAAACAACATGGCCTTGTTGCCTTGGGCAACGTGCATCCACTTGCAGTCTTTTCCGCGCTTGGTCTGCACACCGTAAACAATCCGCGCCTGCTCCAGCTCCATGGCCTCGGGGCTGGTGTCAATCCATTGGCTCACGCGGTACATGGGGTATTGCGTCTTCAACGCATCCCTATACGCAGTGTTTTGTCGCCGCTGCTGCTGCAGCTTGCGCCACGCCACCTCAGCTTTGCCCTTTTCTTTGGGCAGCCAATCAGCTATCTCAACCATCACGGCAATAGCTTGCTTTCCGTCTTTGAAGTAAGCCCGCAGCTCACCAAAGACCGGGGGGTCCATC